AGCGTGCAGACGCGAATGCGATTCTTCGGATTGGTGAAAATGGAAAAACACGAAAAAAAACACTTTGCCAAATTTGCAGGAGAGAAATAACTGATATTGGCAGTCGTGGTCCAAAAAAATTATTCTGCTCCCATGCTTGCAAAACAAAAAATAGAGGCGGAAAAATTGGCCGAAAGAATTTTTGCAACCTGTGCATGAGAGAAATAACCGAAAACAGTGTTACCAGAGGCCCTCTTAAAAAATTCTGCTCCTCTGCTTGCAGAAGAAAAAAGGACAAAGCTAATCGCTCAAAGACCGTTCAATCTTCCTGCAAAACCTGCGGATGCGAAATAGTACGAAAAAAACAAACGCTGGAAAGGAATGGAGGTTATTGTAAAGATTGCACCAAGCAGGTGGTTTCTAGTTGCATTTCAAAGAAATATGCAGGCATCGATAGGAATTGCAACTGTTGCGGCGACAAGTTTACCACTACTGGAGCAAGCACTGGAAGCAAATCGCAAAAATACTGTTCTCGAAGGTGCAGCGATTATGTATGCACACTTAGGAAAAGAGCTATCAAGCGAAAGGTATTCGTAGAAAATGTGTGCATAGGTGATTTGATAAAACGTGATAAAGCTATTTGCGGGATATGTGGTCTTATTATTCCTGAAAATGTTCGCTATCCACATCCTATGTCAGCTACCATCGATCACATTGTTGCGCTTTCGCTAGGCGGTTTTCACAGTTACTCTAACACGCAGCCTGCGCACAGAAAATGCAACGTTATGAAAAACAAAAAACCTGTGTGGTGGACTTATGGCAAAAACTAATTTTAGCAATGTTCTTTCAACGGATCCTCCGCCTGGATTGAAGGGCAAGGATGCCAGGAAAGCATATTCGGCACTGGCCGAAATCCTCCGGGATGCAGGACTTGCCACGGACATCGACACAGAAGCTGTAAGCATGGCCGCTTCATCCATGGTCAGGGTAAAGAGGTTGAGGGATGAAGCCGAAAAGGTGACGGACCTGATCGTAATGTCGGCGAAGGGAACCATCATGGTTCATCCTATTTTCGCGGAAGTTCGCCGCGAGGAAACAAGGCTACAGTCTATCCTCGACCGGCTTTACCTGACGCCGAAAAGCAGACAGGCAAAAACGACAAAGGAAGAATCAGCCCGCAATCTCCAGGCATCAAAAGCGGTTAAAGACAGGGCTGATGCCGTAATCCTAAACATGCTGGGAGGCTGATGCCGAGGACCAAGAAAGCACCACCTGGCCAGGCCGAACAGGTTCGCCTTTTTTTTGAGCGATGCCTGACGCATCACAAGGGTGAACTGGCTGGAAAGCCATTCATCCTGGCGGACTGGCAGTATGAGAGCATCATACAGCCACTATTCGGCACGAAGGGCAAGGATGGCACCCGGCAGTATCGAACCTGCTACATCGAGGTGCCGCGAAAGAACGGCAAGAGCACCCTGGCCGCCGGTGTGGCACTATACCTTTTATTCGCCGATGGGGAGCCGGGAGCCGAGGTGGTATCGGCAGCGGCGGACAGGGAGCAAGCCAGGATCGTCTTTGACCTGGCGGTTCAGATGGTGCAAGCATCACCTGTGTTGAAGGCGAGGAGCACCATCTACCGCACTCACATCGAGACCAGGAACGGTGGCAGGTACAAGGCCATCAGTAGTGAAGCCTATACCAAGCACGGCTTGAACCTCAGCGGCATCATCTTCGACGAGGTGCATGCGCAGCCGGATCGTGAACTGTGGGAAGTGCTGGCAACCTCGACAGGAGCCAGAAGGCAACCGCTAACCTTCGCCATTACCACGGCAGGATTCGACCGCTCATCCCTGTGCTGGGATCTGCACACCTATAGCAGGAACATCCTGGAAGGAACCGCAGAGGACCCGACCTTTCTTCCAGTCATCTTCGCCGCCGACCAGGAGGATGACTGGACCGCACCTGCCACCTGGAAGAAGGCCAACCCAGGCTATGGCGTGAGTATCAAGCCGGAATACTTCTCGAATGCCATTACCGAGGCGAAGGCCAACCCGTCGAAGGAGCAGAGCTTTCGCCGCCTGCACCTTTGCCAGTGGACCGATAGCAGCACCCGGTGGCTGAACATGGACCGCTGGGATTCCTGCCAGGAGGAGGAGTGGCCAGACCTCGATGGAGCCACCTGCTACGCCGGCCTCGACCTCTCCGCCACGCTGGATCTCACCAGCCTGGCCCTCGCCTTCCCGGTGGATGACAGCATCTACGTGCTTAGCTACTCCTGGGCACCAAGAGGAGCCCTCCATGAGCGGGAGAGGCGGAACCGTTCGCGCATTGAGCCATGGGCAGCCAGGGGGCACATCGAGATAACCGATGGAGATGTCATCGACTACGAGAGAGTGACGGCGAAGCTACTGGAGCTCTCGAAACGGTACAGGATTGCCGAGGTGGCCATCGACCGCTGGAATGCCGCGGCAACCGCTCAGACCCTGCAAGCTCAGGGCCTGGAGGTGATCGCCTTCGGCCAGGGGTACGCCTCGATGAGCCCGGCGGCGAAGGACTTCGAGGCACTGGTGATGGCCGGAAAACTCCGCCATGATGGCAACCCGGTTCTCCGCTGGAGCGTGGGCAACGTGGTCATCGAGCAGGACAGTGCCGGCAACATCAAGCCGAGCAAGGCGAAGAGCACGGAGAAAATTGACGCTGCCATCGCAGCAATCATGGCTGTGGCCAGGGCCCGTATCGGGCATGCTGGTGGTGGTACGTCGGTTTACGAGGCACGTGGGCTGTCCATGCTGTGAGTCTATCGTGCGGGTGAAATGTTACACTCTCTCGCATGAAGATCCTCGACCGCATCACCTCCTGGTTCAATCGGGGCTGGTCCCTGCGTGATCCTGCTCTGGCCAGGGCTCTGATGAGCACCTCGCCAACAGAAGCCGGTGTGGGAATCACCGAGGGCTCCGCCCTGTCCATTGCTGCGGTGTGGCAAGCGGTGCGGGTCATCTCCGAGACGGTGGCCAGCCTGCCGCTCATCCTCTACCGGCGAGATGGTGCAGCCAGGACCAGGGCGGCGGAGCATTCACTGTATTTCCTCCTTCACGACCAGCCCAACCCGGAGACTCCCGCCCTGGTGTGGCGAGAGACCATATTGGCTCACGCCTTAACCTGGGGCAACGGGTATGCCGAGATTCAAAGGGACTTCCTGGGTAATCCCATCGCCCTCTGGATCATGACGCCCGACACCATCGAGCCGGTGCGAGACGAGGAGGACCACCTGGTCTACCGCCAGCGCAGGACCGATGGAGGGTACACTGTCATTCCAGCCGCCGATGTGTTCCACATTCGCGGCCTGTGCTGGGATGGCCTCAAGGGGTATTCGGTGGTGAAGACGGCAAGGGACAGCCTCGGGCTGACCATGGCCACGGAGCGATTCGGGGCCAGGTGGTTCGGTTCTGGCTCCAGGCCGAGCGGTGTGCTCGAGCACCCAGGCCGGCTATCTGACGATGCCCGCACCAGGCTGAGAGATGACTGGGAGCGGCTGCACTCCGGCGTGGCCAACTCCAGCCGGGTGGCCATCCTCGAAGAGGGCCTGAAGTTCGAGGCTCTCTCGGTGCCGCCAGAAGATGCCCAGTTCCTCGGCACTCGGCAGTTCCAGCTAGGTGAGGTTGCCAGGTGGTTCAACCTCCCGCCATCGAAGCTGCGAGACACCCAGGCCAGCAGCTACAGCAGCCTCGAGATGGAAAACCTCCAGTTCCTCTCCGAGACACTCCGCCCATGGCTCATCCGCTTCGAGCAGGAGATCTCCGCGAAGCTGTTGAGACCAGAGGAGAGGCGGACGCATTATGCCGAGTTCCTCGTAGAGGGGCTCCTGCGTGCGGACCAGAGCACCCGCTACCAGGCTTATGCCGTGGGCCGCAACTGGGGCTGGCTCTCCGTCAACGAGATCAGGGCCAGGGAAAACCTCGACCCCATCCCTGGCGGCGATGAATACCTGCAACCGCTGAACATGCAGGCCCTCGGCACCGAGCCCACCGCTGCACCGGCAGGAGATCCCAGCGTGCAGAGCCTGATGGATCCCGACGAAGTGCTTTCCACCAGGGCCGTAGTGCGGGACGATGAGGGCTCGAAATGAACTTCATCGGCAAGGCCATCAGCTGGCTCATCATGGGTGGCCGCTCTGGCCGGTGGACGAAGGTGCGGGAGGAGCACTTGAAAGAGAATCCGAGCTGCGCCGCCTGCGACAAAAGAGAAGACCTGGTGGTGCACCACATCCAGCCGGTGCACCTCTTTCCGCACCTGGAGCTCGAGCCCAACAACCTCATGACCCTGTGCCATGAGTGCCACTTCACCTTCGGGCACCTCGGTGACTGGAAGAGCTACAACCCAGAGGTTGAATACGATGCGGAGCACCACCTCCAGAGGGTGCGCACCTACAGGGGGAACACATGAAGACCACCATGGAAAAGCGGCTGAGCAAGGCCGAGCTGGATGGACGCAAAATCTTCGGCTACGCCGCAGTGTATGGCCCGCTCTCGGAGGACCTGGGGGGCTTCCGGGAGCGCGTCTCGCCCTCCGCATTTAAGCGCATCGTGGACGATGAAACCGTTGACGTGAGAGCCCTGGTGAACCACGACACCGCCATGGTTCTGGGGCGGAGGGCATCGGGTACGCTTTCGATCCGCTCGACGGAGCATGGCCTGCGGGTGGAGATCGACCCACCGGACACCAGCTACGTGGCCGACCTCAAAGCACTGATGAAACGTGGTGATGTCTCGCAGATGAGCTTCGGCTTTTTCGTTCGGCCAGGTGGAGACACCTGGGGAGAGGAGAACGGGCAGCGTATCCGCACCCTCACCGATGTGGAGCTGATTGAAGTTTCGGTGGTGACCATTCCGGCTTACCCGGACACCTCCGCCGCCCTGCGTTCGCTTCGTGGCATCGACCAGATGAGAGCTATACGAGACCGAGAGCTGTGGATGATGAAGAACCGTATCGTGCGACCCAGATTGTACACTCCAGACTAATGACCTTTTTTAGGGGGACTGATCGGATGAAGACTCTTTTTGACGACCATGCGAAAATGGTCAAACAACTGCTCGAGGAGCGGGCGGCCCTGATCGGTCGCCTCGATGAACTCAACAAGCGAGAGCTGACGCCTGAAGAACAGGTGGCATGGGATGCTCTCACCGCTCAGGTGGCCGACCTGGATGCCAGGGTGGCTGACCTGGAAACGTATGTGATGGCTGACGGCTCCGAGGATACGCAGGAGGCTCCGCCGCCGCCGCCTGCTGCTGAGGAGAATGGCAAGAACCTTTCCAGCATCGAGAGCCGCCTGAAGGCACTCGAAGCAAAGGTGACCCGGCGAAGCCGACCGGCCCAGCCAGGAACCGGCCCGTACTTCGTGCGGGATGTCAATGATCGCCGCTTCACCGCTGATCGAGAGCTCGCCTTCCGTGGCTGGTGCATGCAGCCAACCGGCAAGGTCACCGACGAGCACCGAGCCGCTGCCGACCGCATCGGCTTTGACATGGCTCACAAGGTACTCAACCTGCGGCTGTGGAATGACGCTGAGCGGCGAGCCCAGTCAACCAGCACCACCGCTGGCGGCTACCTGGTTCCGACCGGCTTCCTGCCGGAACTGGAAAAGGCTCTCCTGTACCATGCCAATCACCGCGAGATATCTCGCGTCATTCGCACCGAGACCGGCAACCCGCTGCAAGTCCCGACCGTGGACGATACGAGCAACAAGGGCGAGCGCGTCTCTGAAAACAGTGCCTTTAATGCTCAGGACGTAACCTTCGGCCAGGTGACGTTGAATGCCTACCTGTACAACTCCAAGCTGGTCAATGTGTCCATCCAGCTCATGCAGGATTCTGCCATCGATGTTGCAGGCATGCTGGGTGAGATGCTCGGACAACGCATTGGACGCATTCAGGCCGATGAGTTTACGACCGCGAACGGATCCAGCAAGCCCGAGGGTATTGCCTACAGTGCTGCCGCAGGCGTCACCGCAGCGAGTGCCACCGCCCTCGCCGTGGATGACATCATCGGCCTGGTGCACAGCGTAGACCGAGCCTATCGAGACATCAACACCTGCCGCTTCGCCATGCACGACAGCATTCTTCTCGCCGTGCGGAAGCTGAAGAACGGGCAGAACGAGCCCATCTTTACCGAGAGCTACCGGGTGGGCGAGCCTGATCGCATCCTCGGCTATCCGGTGTCCGTTTTCAACTACATGGATAGCACCATCGCCTCGACGAAGCGCACCATTCTCTTCGGCGACTTCTCGAAGTACGTGGTGCGTGACGCGATGGACATCCAGATCGTGCGGATGGACGAGCGTTATGCGGAGTATGGCCAGGTGGCGTTCGTGGCCCTCATGCGTTCGGATGCTCGCTATCTGAACACCGCCGCAGTGAAGAGGTTGACCCACTAATGAAAGTTAGACTCCTTGAATCGATGGCTTCCACCGAGCAATCGTGGAACGCCGGAGACATCCGCGAGGACCTGCCCGACGAGGAGGCCAGCCGCCTCGTCGAGCGGGGAATTGCCGAGTGGGTTTCCCAGCCAGCCGCTCCAGCGGTTCGCGCTGAAAGCCCAGAGAAAAAAGCGAAGGCCAAGAAGGAGGAGCGATAAATGCCGTTATCGGTGGTGGTCCAGCCAGCAGCGGAGCCCGTTTCGACGGCAACGGCAAAGGCTCACCTGCGGGTGGACATCTCCACCGATGACACATTGATCGGAACCCTCATCACGGCTGCTAGAGAGATGGTGGAGCGGCACACCCGCCGCTCCCTCATCTACACCGGCTACCGCTACACTCTGGACTATTTCCCAGGGGGCCCGATCCACCTGCCACGCCTTCCGGTGGTGAGCGCAAATGCCTCAACGGTGTTTGAGTACGCCACGCCTCGCATCCAGTACGTGGACCAGGACGGTGCAACGCAGACTCTGACGGTGAGCACTGATTACGAACTCGACCTGGCTGGCAACCCGCCTCGCATCGTGCAGCCTCCCGATGTGGTGTGGCCAACGCCGAAAAGCTACAAGGTGAACGCCATCACCATCGACTTCGTGAGCGGGTACGGCTCCGCTGCCACCGATGTGCCTGCCCTGCTTCGCCAGGCGGTGCTCATGCTGGTGGCTCACTGGTATGAGAACCGTGAGGCCGTCGGTTCGGTGGGCACCTCGGTGCCCATGGCGGTGGATTCCATCCTGCGGATTTACTCGGCGGGGGATTATCAGTGACCACCTGCGGAGAGATGCGACATCGAGCAACGGTGCAGGCCAGGACAGTGAGCCAGGACGCCTTCGGCGCATTCACTCAGAGCTGGTCCACCGAGACGACCCGGTGGTGCCGCCTCGAGCCGCTCTCGGCAAGGGAGGTCTTCCAGGCCCAGCAGGTGCAGGCCGACATCTCGCACCGGATCACCATGCGGTTCCTCGACGGACTGAGCACCCAGCACCGCATCATCATCGACAGCAACACATACGAGGTGGCCAGCGTGGTCAACCCGGACAGCAGGAAGCGGTTTCATGTGGCACTTGTCATCGAGAGGGAGTGAGCGATGCCCTTCAAGGTGTTTGCCACGATTGACAGGGATGGCCTTGATGGGCTCCTCGGCCTGTTGAAGTACCTGCCGGAGAAGATTCAGAAGAAGATCCTTCGTCCTGCTGTCAACCGTGGAAGCCGACGCCTCGCCCGCACCGTGAAGAGTATGGTGCCCGTCAGGACGGGACTGCTCAAAAAGAGCCTGGGAGTTCGGGTGGTGTGGTACAGGAAAACAAACACCACCCTCGGAGTGGTGGGTGTGCGGCATGGGTTCCGGACTGCTGTAGGTGTGCGCAAGAGGGATAGCGGAAAGAATGCGCGCTACCAGTACAAGAAGGGTGACCAGATCTTCGTGAACCCGACCAAATACTGGCACCTGGTGGAGCTCGGAACCGTGCGGAGCAAGGCACTCGATGCCCTGACCCGCTCGCTCACCGCCAGCGGCCAGGCCATCCGCACCGACATGATAGCCAAGCTGTCCGAAGGCATCCGCAAGTTCAATGAGGGAACGCTATGACGGTGGAAGAAGCGGTTTATGCTCGGCTTTCCGCAGGTGCTGCCGTGCAGTCCCTGGTGGGCACGCGCATCTATCCGCTGGTGGCTCCGCAGTCTGCCTCACTCCCATTCCTCATCTACCAGGAGAGCAGCCACGGAAGGACTAGGAGGCTGAACGGTTCGACGGTCATGCGGGAGTTCCGGGTGCGGATCGACGGCTATGCCGAGAGCTACGGCACTGCAAAGGATATCCGGGACGCCGTGGTGAACCGATTAGTTGATTACGCTGGAACCGTGGACAATGTGACCATTCAGGACATCGACCAGGAAGATACGAGTGATGAGCACCTGCCTCCCATCCATGCGGACGAGCAGGGCATTTTCGGGGCTGGAATCGATCTCGTCGTCTACTACACCGGGGGGGATTAGATATGGCGTCTCTAGCGAAAAGCACCAAGCTCGAATACAGCAGTAACGGCAGCAGCTACACCGATGTGGGTGAGCTGGCCAGCATCAGCGAGATAGGTCAGTTTTCTGCTCCCGATGTGGATGTCACCACCGTGGACACCACCGGGACGAATCGCACCTTTCTGGCCGGCATGAAGACCCCCGGCAGCTTCACCTTCCAGGCCTACTGGGTGAAGACCTTGCAGACGGCGATGGATACCATCGTTACAGCCGGCACGGCGTATTACTGGAAGGTCACCATGCCGGACACCAGCACCTTCGTTTTTCAGGGCATCCTGAAAAGTGCCACGGTCAACGCCATCAGCAACCCGGACGATGTGCTAACCCTCACCGGAACCGTGCTCATAACCACCGGCCTCACCTTTACTGCGGCGGCATGATGAACAAGCAAGCCATCCTGGTCAACCGTAGAACGCCGGTTCCGGTGGAGGTGCCCGAATGGGATGGCACCATCCACCTGGTTCCGCTGTGCCTAACAGACTTGCTCCACATCGAGCAGGTCAACCGAAAGGATGATGCCTCAACAAGAGCCAACGCCACGGCACTGATGCTGGCCAGGCACGTTACCGATGAGCTGGGCAGACGCATCTTCGAGGATGCCGACGCGCCAAAGCTCATCGAAACGCAGCCGGCGACCCTGCTGGCCAACCTGTTCGGCAAGCTAGCGGAGATAAGCCAGCCGGAGCCTGCGGAAAAAAACTGAGGGAGCAGCCTCTGACAAGGTGGCTGCTTCGGCTGTGCTGGAGACTAGGAAAAACCCTCCAGGAGCTCATGCAGACGATGACCACCGAAGAGCTCGAACTCTGGCTGGAATTCGAGCGGCTCGAAGGACCGCTGGGACCGGAGCGTGATGACCTGCACAGCGTGCAGACATCTGCCACCGTGGCCAACATGTTCCGCCGGCAAGGAAGCCCGACCATCAACCCGGTGGACTTCGTGCCTGATTGGAGTGGAGAGCGGAAGGAAGCACGGACCAATCGCAACATCGAGGCGTGGATGAACTTTGGCAAGCGGATGACCGAGGAGGGCAACCGTGGCTAAGTCTAAAATCGGCTCGATTACCGCGAAGGTAACCGCCTCGACTGATGGTCTCGTCACCGGGCTGCAGAAGGCGCAGACCATCCTGAACGGCAGCATCGCCAAAATGCAGAACCGCATGAAGGACATCGCCACCACGGCGGCTGGAGTCTTCACCGGAAGTATGTTGGCCGATGCCGTGAAGGGTGGAATGGGCCGGTTAGTCGGCATCTTCACCGAGGGCCAGGAA